ACAGATCGCCAGAAAAAGAAAATAGTGGCTGATTATCTGGAAACCGAGAGTTATAACGCCACGGCAAAGATGAATGGTGTATCAAAGGACACGGTAAAACGCATTGTGCTGAATTGCGAAGGATTCTTCCAAAAAGCGCAACAAAAAAAGAAACAGAATACATTGGATATGCTTGCCTTTATGGATTCCCGTAAAGAGAAGATGCAAAAGGCAATAGACCTTCACCTTAATGCACTGACGGACCCTGAAAAGATAGATGATGCTGGTTTGTCTCAAATTGCGACATCCTTCGGGATCATCGTTGATAAAGCCACAAAGAATACGGCAAGCGGAAACGACAGCTTAAACAAATTGGATGGGCTGTTAAAGGAGTTCAAAGATGCTGTTAAGTCCGAAACAACATGAATTTGTTCTGAACGCCAATAGGCGGTGGAATTTCAAAGGTGGCGCAACCAGAAGCGGAAAGACTTATCTTGATTTTCGGTGGATGATTCCAATTCGCATCCGAGATCGCGTCGGGAAAGATGGGCTGACAGTTATTCTTGGGGTTACAAAATCAACGATTGAACGAAATGTGTTGGAGCCGATGCGGAACCTATATGGAGACACGCTGGTTGGCTCAATTTCCAGTGACAACACAGCATGGTTGTTTGGAGAGAAATGCTATTGCCTGGGAGCTGAGAAGGTTTCCCAAGTATCAAAAATTCGTGGCGCATCCATCAAATACTGCTATGGGGATGAGGTGGCCGACTGGAGCGAAGAGGTATTTGAACTTCTGAAAAGCCGCCTAGATAAAGAGTATTCCTGCTTTGATGGTACCTTCAATCCGCAATATCCCGGACACTGGCTGAAACAGTTTCTTGATAGTGATGCGGATATATTCAGCCAGACATATACCATTGATGATAACCCGTTTTTGCCAAGAAAATTTGTTGACGATTTAAAAAGAGAGTACGCCGGAACGGTATTTTATGATCGGTACATATTAGGAGAATGGGCGCTGGCAGAGGGACTTGTCTACCCTATGTTCAGCATGGACAAGCATGTTATTCGCGGAAACCCTGATGGACCTGGATTATATTATATCGCTATCGACTACGGCACAATGAATCCAACGGCGATGGGGCTGTGGCGCGTTTATCGCGGGGAGGCTGTCATGCTGAAGGAGTATTATTACGATGGTCGGGCCAAGAAAAAACAAAAGACCGATGAAGAATATTATCAGGACCTGGAGAAGTTTGCGGATGGGAAGAAGATCGAACGTGTGATCGTTGACCCTTCTGCGGCAAGTTTCAAGGAATGTATACATCGGCATGGGAAATTTGCCGTGTGGGATGCGGACAATTCTGTTTTGGATGGAATCCGGCTGACGGCAACCTTACTGCAAACCGGACGGATCAAGTTTCACGAGAGCTGCGAGAATACGTTCCAGGAATTTCAATCCTACATGTGGGATGGAGATGCCGGGGAAGACAAAGTCATTAAAGAGTCAGATCACTCAATGGACCAGATGCGCTATTTTTGTAACACCATTATGTGGAGAGAGATCGCATGAGTGTTTTTGTCGGCTGGTTGGGCCGCTTGAAAAACTTCATATTTCCGCAGGCGGTGACTCAGCGGGAGTTTGGCGTTAAGCCTGCCACGGGACAGACAATGGAGCGGAACATCAACCTGTGGTTTGCTATGTATGTCAACCGACCGCCCTGGGCGGTTCCTCCTGTGGTTCCGATGGGCCTGCCAGCAGCGATCTGTAGAGAGATTGCCCGCCCGACGCTGGCGGAACTCACAGTAAGCATTGCGGGCAGTGCCAGGGCGGACTATCACAACGAGCAGTTTCAAGCAGCGCAAGAAAGGTTCCTACAGCAGCTTGAGCTTGGGCTTGCAACAGGTGGTATTGCGCTGAAACCGTATGTTTATGGGAACCGTATTTTGGTGGACGGAACTAGCGCGGCAGCGTTTCAGCCCACAAAATTTGATGCTTCTGGTACCTGTGTTGGAGGCGTGTTCCGTGAAAAAGCACAAGCCAATGATAAATACTATGTCCGGCTGGAATACCACAACTTAGAGGGTACTACATATACCATCCAGAACAAAGCATACCGCAGCGACAGCAGCGGTTCCGTGGGACCTGCAGCCGCTTTGAATGAGGTTCCGGATTGGGCGGATATTCCGCCAGAAGTCAAGATAGAAAACCTGGAAGGACCGCTCTTTGCCTATTTTAAGCCCCCGCAGTCAAACAATGTGGACACCGATGATAAAACCGGTGTGTCCGTATATGGAGGGTCCGCTGTAGACCTCATCCAAAGAGCGGACGAGCAGTGGGATTTGATCCGGTGGGAGTACAAGAGCGGCCAGAGAAAGATATTTATGGACGCTACAGAAACAGTAGCAAGGGACTTCGACAAACGCTTGTTTGAGATTGCTCCGTTCTCCAAGGACGGCAAGTTTTTTGAACAGTTTGAACCCTCTTTTCGGGACGAACCGCTTTATCGAGGGCTACAAAATATTCTGAAACAAATTGAGTTCCAGGTTGGCCTCTCTTATGGCACGCTGTCAGACCCACAAAGTGTTGAAAAGACGGCGACAGAGATTCGCAACAGCAAACAGCGGATGTTTATCACTATCGATAGCATTCAAAAAGCGTTACAGCATACCTTTGACAGCCTGATCTATGCCATGGACGTGTATGCTACACTGTACAATCTGGCGCCTGCTGGAGGCTATGAAGTCACCTATTCTTGGGGAGACAGCGTTCTTGATGACGCTGACGCAAAGGAAAAGGAGCGGGCTAACGACCGGCAGGATGTTTCCATGGGCGTGATGAATGACTGGGAATACCGGGCAAAATGGTATGGAGAGGACGAGGCCACAGCCAAGAAAATGCTGCCGAAAATGGAGGACATGACGAACGAAGGAGAGAATGAGATTGAATGAGATACCCGTTTTCTCCAGAAGTTTTGGATGCGCTTCCGGAAGAATTAGCGGAGTTGTTCCGAAGCCTGGAAGAGACGCTCCTTGATGAAATATGCTCTCGGCTGAAACTGGCCGGAGAACTGAATGAGGTCACGGTGCAGGATATCCGGGCTCTGCGGTCACATGGAATTGGCCTAAAAGAGATAGAGAGGGCCATCCAGCGAACGGCCAATATCAGCGAGCAACGGCTCAATAGGCTGCTGGAGGACGTGGTGGAACGTAACCAGCGGTATTACAAAGAGGTCATAGACCTTGCGGGGATGACGGCTCCTGAGACATTGGTAAGCGCTATGGATATTGCCGCGATTACGGCGCAGGCACAAAGAGAGGTCAGCAACCTGACCCGATCCATGGGCTTTCTGGTGGACAGTGGGCGGACGATGCTGGCACCAGCCCGTGCTTATCAATGGGCGCTGGATAACGCGGAGATGCAGGTTATGAGCGGAGCAGTCAGCTATAACCAAGCTATTAGAAATACTGTTAAGCAGCTTGCAGACAGCGGCATCAAGATCGTGGCTTATGAGAGCGGACACCGAGACCAAATCGACGTAGCAGCCCGCCGAGCAGTGATGACGGGCGTCTCCCAGCTCTGTGCCAAATATACGGAGCAGAGTGCGGAATATTTAGAAACGCCATATTTTGAAGTATCAGCCCATATCGGGGCACGAGATCAAGGTACTGGATGGCAGAACCATAAAGCGTGGCAGGGCCGGGTGTATTCTGTTAGAACCGGAGACAAATACCCAAGTATCTATGAAGTATGCGGACTTGGCTATGTGGATGGTTTAGAGGGAGCCAACTGCCGTCATATCAGGACCGCTTTTGTAGACGGCGTGATGGAGCGGACGTATACCGACAAAGAACTGGAACACATTGACGACGGGCATGATGTGGAGTTTGAGGGCAAACGTTATACAGCTTATGAAGCTACACAAAAGCAACGCCAGATCGAGCGGACCATCCGAAAGCTGAAGCGGGAACAGACTGCATATAAGGCGGCAGGGCTTGAAGAGGATGACCAGATGGTGACATCTCACATCCGGCGTCTGAATAAGGAATACAGAGATTTTAGTAAAGCTGCGGGTTTGCCATTGCAGCGGGAAAGGATGCAAGTTACATACCAATCTTCAATAACTGACGTCGAAAAGTTTTCTGCGATAAAAGAATATGATGGAAAGATTTTAATCAAAGAGAAGTTTTCGGATCGCCAGTACGTTGTAGAGGCAGATAGGCCAATTATATCAGGCGCAAAGCAGCACTTTTGGGATAATCTCGATATGAAGCCAGACCGTGCAACATTAAACTTAGAGGCAGCACAAGAGATCATTGATAGCCACAGGCTGACGTTATATCAAACAGATAGGGAAACCTTGAAGTTCCTTGCGGATAATGGATATGTTATACTGAATATGAAAAAAGAAGTGGTTACGGTTGTTCCTGAAAAACTAAGGAAGAAGTATCGGGATTATTTGGAGGGGAAATAAAATGGCAAGAAGTCCAATTTCGAGGCATGATTGTCCGCTCTATGGACGAGAGACAACTTGGACCGAGTGTGTAGAAGTGCAGGAAGTTCGTGAAGATGAAATGGATGCGAAATGGTTGCGTGAGCCGTTTGATTTGAAAAAGGCGAACGAAGTCTGCGAAAGGTGCAAGTGGTATGTTGTGGAGGGCGGCACGTGATAAAAGAGATCAAGGGGAAAATGTGGTACTGCTGCCCACATTGCGGGAAAGCTCTTTTTCCAGTCCGAACAGATACCAAAATACAACATATGCCATTTCGGTGTAAAGCCTGTAAGCACGACATAGAAGTAAATATCGCATAGAGCCAAGAGCCTGTGAGCCAAGAGCCATCAGTTACCGAGAATTCCTCGGTAGTTGGTGGCTCTTTCATTTTTGACCGACCCGAAGTCGCTAAACTACGGGAGATTCAATTAAATTTGGCTATCCGCAAGCCTAAAAGTGCGGGGCGGTGGGTCACGGCAACGACCTAAAAAGCCTAGCCGCAAAGGAGAACGCATGAAAACAGAAGAACTGCTTGAAATTGGACTGACAGAGGAACAAGCGACAAAGGTTTTGGCGATCAACGGGAAAGACATTGAACGATACAAAAAGGCGGCAGATACAGCAAAGGCGGACCTTGAAGCGTCTCAGGAACAACTTTCACAGAGAGATGCGGATATTGAGAAGTTAAAAAAATCTGCCGGTGATGTGGATGGCATCAAGCAGCAGTTGGCTGACCTGCAGACCAAGTACACCACGGAGACAGAGCAGTATCAGAAGCAGATTGCAGATCGTGACTATGCAGATGCTGTCAATCATGCGATTGCCGACAAGGGTGTAAAGTTCAGTTCTAAAGCCGCGGAAAAGGCGTTTGTTGCGGACCTTACCGCCAACCGCCTAACGCTCAAAAACGGGGCTCTGGAAGGGTTTGAAGATTACCTGAAGGCGCAGCAAGACAGCGACCCAGCTGCGTTCCAGGGGGACAAGCCTGCCCCGTCGTTTGCAAAGCCTGTTGGCCCTGGCGGGCCTCCTGCTCACGAGAGCAAAGGAGCCATGTACGCCAAGCAGTTCAATCAAATGTACGCAACCCAAAATACTACGAAGGAGTGAAACGAATGTCTCATTTTTACAGAGTGAATGGCACTTTTCGGCCGAACTTCCTGGAAAGCGAGGTTGGGCTTGTCCTGAAAACCTATCAGATTCCAGCTTCTATGGGCGTGGCGGATGAGTACGGAAACAAAATCGTTGCCGCCGGAACTGTGTTCCCGTCCAATGATGGGAGCGCCGCGGGTATCGTTTTTGACGATGTGGATGTCACCCACGGCGACCACGAAGGGAGCGTCATGCTGGCTGGCCGTGTTCTGAAAGAACGCCTGAATATCCAGAGCGCCGCCGAGACACCGCTGAAAGCGGCTGGGATTGTGTTTGTGGATGCGCCCGAAGTTACCAGGGGATATTGCCTGACCTATGAAAAGGACGATGGTACAGGCACACCTCCGGTTGATACCCATGAATACCAGGAGGGCAGCTATGCTCCTGTATCAACCGATTATCCGCTGACTAAAGCGAGCAATACACAAACCGGATGGGCGCTCTCCAGCGGCGGGCCTGCGGTTACATCGGTCAAGATGACCAAGGATGCAAAGCTCTATCCCGTCTGGACTTCCGCAGGCGTCTAACAAGGAGGATTGACAAATGGCTGATATTTTAACTTTGATTTCCGATGCTGAAAGACTGGACTTCTC